ATGACCGCGTATCCAGAACTCAAGCCGTGCCAGACCTGTTTCACGCCCATGCGCCCATCACGTCGCAAGGCAACCGATTACCCATTCAAGACTCTGGCTTCGCAAAGCTCGACGAAATGTGGGAGCTGCCACCAGCGTGCGTTGAAAGCTTCTAAGCCGAAGCAATCCAAGCCAAAAGTAGTTGTTAGAACCGTTACCGTGCAGGAAATTACCCTGCGCGGTTTGTCGCGCTTCGTGGAGAACCGCAACCGTCGCTTGAACGCCGGGAGCGTAGCCAAATGAGTGGCCTAATCTACAGCATTGCAGCCGAGCTCTGGCGCGACATGAAAGCGGACTACACCCAGCGCCTGGACGCGTCGTTCCACCAAGCTGACAACGACTGCCACGGGCATCTACTCAACAAGGCCGGCCGAGACGCCCACGTCTCCGCCTGGGAACTGTTTAGAGGATCTGAAACCTACGCCTACCGCTATGCAAGCCGTGAGCTTGTGGAGTGGTGGGCGCTGCACGGACGGCTGACTCTCAGCGCGTTTGAAGCCCAATGGCTCAACGGCCGTGGCGACCAATACGCCTACGACGCGCACTGGGGGACTACCAACTAGCTACCAGCACGACCATCTAACTGAATACACCCGGAGCGCTCTTATCTGTCTCAGCTCCAGCACAAACCGATGACAGCCCGGCATAAAAGCACAAGGCAGACGGGGCCAGACCCACGATTTCAGCACCTGATCAGTAACGGAACCGTGTTGTAGCAAGGCACGCACTCTTTCGAGTGGGTGCCACAAGTGCTGCCCAATACCGTGAGGGGTCTGCTGGCTCGGTGGCGAATTCTGGGGAGAGGGGCTGTCGGCAAGAAGCTCGCGCCCTGCGCGGCCGTTAGCTACACGCAGTGGAGCAATGAACGTAAGTAGATGATCACTCGAAGGGAGTTAAGACATGGGCGACGTAATACCGATCAGCAAGCAAGGCAGATTCAATCTAGGACCGGGCACCGCACCAAGGCCAAGCACCCCTAACCCTGCCAACAAGTATGTGCGACCACGCGACTCGAACACCTGCTGGGCCTGCGGAACCAAGAAGCCGATACCCGGTGAGAAGTACTGCGTCGCCTGCGTCAAAGCCGGTCGAGACAACCCCATGATCGAGTGCATGTACTTCGACGAGTGCCACACCATGGCCAAGCGCCGCTACAAAGGCCAGCAGTACTTCATCTGCCCACGACACAAGGAGCACCGACCATGAGAACCTACACCGGAACTTTCAGCATGGAGGGCACATTCTCCATAGAAGCCGAGGATGCCAAGGACGCGGCCAACAAAGCCACCCGAGAGCTTCGCGCCCTAGGCTTCGCCAGCGACTTCGAAACTCTCGACGTGGACACGGCAACGGCTGGAGTTGACAAGTGATCGGCTCGCCACTGTGGGTAATCCTTTACCAGGCTTACCTCGCCTACTACTACCGGATGAACACATGGCTATGACAGAAAGAACGACCAGTATGGACACACTCACCCTAGGCGAAGCACGCCGGATGCTGACCGACTCGATCGAAGCCGTCACCGAAGCCGCCGTGGATCACGACGAAGCCGAACGCGACCCGGAGCAGGGCACTTTCAGCAAGTCGCAGACCTACGCCCTACTGCTCCTGCGCCTACAGCAGTACGAGGACGCATCACGAATCTACAAGCAAGTCCTAGCCGAAAGAGTCCGTCGATCATGACCAAACGCAAGAGCACCCTGCCACCATCACCATGGTCGGCACGGATGAAGAACGCCGGCGAAGTTCTCCAGGCCTATCTAGACCTCGGCCAAAAGCACCGGGCAGACCTTGCCGCAGCGCAACGCCTACACCAGATCGAATCCCAGAAAGCTATCCAGGGCAAGATCAACGCCACCGAATTACAGATCGACGCAGCCATAGTGCAAATGTGGATCATCCGCGACGAGGAACTAGCCCAGTGAACATGCCACAACGCGAACGCGTCAATCTGCTGTCCAGCGACGATCTAGCCGACCTGCTGGGGATCTCCGAACGCACTGTGCGCACCATGCGCGCCGACGGCACCGGCCCCCGCTTCATCAAGCTACGCGGGAAGATCCGCTACGCCCCCTGGGAAGTCCGCCAATGGATCGATAAGAACACCACCAACACCCCGGCTAACAAGGAAGCAACGCTGTGAAACTACCCAACAAGCTCCAGACCTTGTTAACCGACTTGCGAGAACGCGTGCAGCGCCGCCAGTATCATGCATACTGCGAAGTCTGCTATTGGCAGGTTCACAACCTCAATCACCTACGTTTTGCCGAACGCCGCGCAGAGATGCACTTCCGCAACGCTCATGGTGGAGAACTCGATGGAGCGAACTGGGATTGCTATATGCGCCTCTACTACTCGCAGGTTCACGAAGTGAAATGGCGCACCCGTGCGTAGGCGGCGCCGTCGTGGTGGCCGAGCATCTGCCGAACTCACCCGGCAGGTGCTCGAATACTACGGGCGCAACTGCTGGCTACGCCTGCCCGGATGCACCAAGGTCGCCACCACCAAAGACCACGTAATCCCATACGCTGCCGGAGGAACAGACCAGCTCTCCAACTTCCGGCCAGCGTGCAAGTCCTGCAATAGCAGACGGCAGGATCGCAAGGTAGGCGGTCAGGTACGCATCATCACGGGGCCACCCGCAGCAGGTAAGTCCACCTACATCAAAGAGCACGCATACCCCAACGATGTGGTGATAGACCTCGACCGGATAGCCAAGGCGTTCATGCCTGACCCTGATAGCGCCCAGCTCCAGAGCTACCCTGCGCACATCAGGCACATAGCCATCGGTGCACGGCAGGCCGCGATCAGCCGAGCCACTCGACTGCGTGAGAACGTGGGCATATGGATCATCCACTCAGTGCCATCACCTGACCAGCTCGAAGAGTACAAGCGAATGGGATGGCAGATCATCGCGATAGATCCAGGCGAACATGTAGTGCGTGATCGCATCGCCAATCAACGCGAATCATCAATGCATGATGTGGCTGATCGCTGGTACGACAAACCGTCAAATGGTGAATCGTCGCCACTGATCGAACCATCGCGGGATTGGGGTATTGTATGAATATTCATTCACTCGCCCGTCCGTTTTCTGGCTGGCGTGGCGCTGGAACCCCCGCGCCCATCGCCCCTCTCTCCCCGAAAACTGCATAAAAATAAAAAAGGAGGTGCATAACTATGCAAGACCAAGACGGCCCCCAGGGCACACTATTTGCCATGAATTCCGGCGTGAATGCCGGAGGTTTCCAGCTAAGCCCACTGGAAAAAAGCGTAATGAAAGCAGTAGCTCAGATTATCGAGCTACGACCCGATGATTTCATGGTTCAAGCCTTGGGTGAGCTTGCTATGGACCTCGCCCGAAACATCACGCTGGGAAACCTCAAAGGCCGTGCCGTGGCCAATGAAGCTGCACAGCTCGCCACCACACTCGACCAGATCAAGGGAGACACAGACTCCGATGACACAACTCAGCTCCCCGCTGGTGTACTCCAATTCGTCCAGGCGCTACAGTCTCGACCAGCTAAACCATCCGAGGTACGTCACACCGCGTAATTACGACCGTGCCACGTTCGGCGACCACACCGGAGCTATCGCCGACGCCATGGGCTGGCCCCTGCTCCCGTGGCAGCAGTACGCCGCCGACGTGGCCGGCGAAATAGAAGACGCAACGGGAACGTACTACTACAGCACCGTCGTGATCACCGTCCAGCGACAAGCAGGAAAAACCACGCTCGACGCTGCAGGAGGAATCCAAAACGCCATGCTGGGCAAGAACCGGCGCATCTGGTACACCGCGCAGACCGGTCAGCACGCATCGGCGAAGTGGCGCGAGATGGTGGATGACTTTTTCATGCAGTCACCGATCCATGGTCTGGGCAAAGCGTCATACTCCAACGGCGCGCAACAGTTGCGATTCATGACCGGGTCCACCCTGTCACCGCACCCGCCGACGGAGGACTCCCTGCACTCCAAGCAGTCCGATCGCAACACGATCGACGAGTACTGGGCGTTTGATGCTCTTCAGGCGCAGCACTTGCGCGGGGCCATCGTGCCGACCACGACCACCCGCCGAAAGATCACCGGCCATCGTCCGCAGCTGTGGATCATGTCCACCGAGGGCACCGGCGAATCCGAAGCGCTCAACGAGCTGCTGAAATCCTTGCGCAACCATGTGCCAGACCGGGTCGCGTTTTTCGACTGGGGCATTCCCCACGATGTCCAGATGCCCGACGCTGACAAGTCCGACGAAGTGGCCAAGTTCCTGGACACCTGCTACTACTTCCACCCCGGCGCTGGCCGACTATTCGAGCGCGAAGACATGGACGGATTCCTTGCTGATCTGGGCCTGCCAGAGTTCACCCGAGCCTACGGCAACCGGCGCACCGGCGCAGTCTCCCGCGTCATCCCCGAGGCTGACTGGAACCGCGCAGCCACCACCGAAAAAGCGCCAGCCGATGCACCGATGTGCCTGGGCGCCGCTGTCGGCAAGGACGGCACCGACGCGACCATCACCGCCACATGGCTGCTCGAAGATGGCCGGAAGATCACCGAAGTGATCAAGCACGCCTACGGCACTACATGGGTGATCGCTGACCTCGACGTTCTCTCGCAGAGCTTCGGCGCGCACTGCGTGATCGACTCCGCCGGACCGTCCGCTGACCTGTACAGTGCCGCGTCGAAATCCGAGCACATCAACCTGCTCGATATGACGATCCGCCAATACACCGGTGCTTGCAGTTCCGTGTTCTCCGGCATCGTTCACGTAGACGAAGACCGCAACAAGCTGGCCCCGATCTGGTTGCACCGACCACACACCGCCTTGAACGAAGCTGCCGACACGGCGGCAAAACGCTCCACCGGCGACGGTGCCTGGGCGTGGGGCCGCCGTGCATCGACCGGCTCAATCAGCGCCATCGAAGCGGCCACGCTCTCCAGTTTCGGCGTGGACAATCTGCCCGAAAAGATCGGCATGCAGTTGTTCTAGAATTTCCGCCAGTTTCCGCCTCCTGCCGTCGCGCTGTTCGGAAACTATGGCCACCGCAGTGAGCCATCCTAACGTCTCATGCCATGGGATGGCTCACTGAATTCTTCCGAGGACGCACCGGCTCGCTGGATCGCACCAGCAACGCCGCAGCCCGTGCCGTCATCCTCGCCACCCGGTCATCTGACATCACCGCTCCATCCACCCGGTCAGTCTCCGACCAGTGGATCAGCGAGTCCGACGCGATCAGCCTGCACGACGTGTACCGGGCGATTGACATCATCGCGACCGCCGCCGTCCAGCTTTCCATCGACGTGGAGCGCAACGGTCAAGTGCTGCCGGACTCGCAGCGCCCCAACCTGATCAAGTACCCGTCCGTGTTCATGGATCAAGCTGATTTCATCGAGCAGAACGTGCTTTCGCTGGTGGTCTCCGGCAACGCCTACTGGCGCAAGCAGTACGGCCCCAACTTGGAAGTGGTCAACCTCGATCTGCTCAACCCGCATGAGGTCTGGGTCGAATGGGACCGAGAAAAGAACCATCTGGTCTACCACTACCGTGGCGAGAAGATCCCCGGCGATCAGATCCAGCACATCACGCGAATGAAGCTCCCGGGCGCAGTCAAGGGCCTTGGTCCTATCCAGGCGGCACGCCAGGAACTCGCCGGTGCTGCCATGACCCGTCGTTTCGCGTCCGAATGGTTCGACGGCTCTGGCCAGCCCTCCGGCATCCTGTCCAGCGACCAGCCGTTAGCCGGTGAGGAAGCGAAGCAGTACCGCGACGTGTGGAACGGCATAGACAGCGAGACCGGACAGGCCATCGACCAGACTGCCAACCCATCAGGCATCAAGGTGCTGGGCAAGGGCCTGTCCTACGATCCGATCCTGCTCAGCCCCAAAGACGCGCAGTGGATCGAAGCGCAGCAGTTCGACACCACGAAGATCGCCCGGCTATTCGGCATCCCGGCCTATCTCATGCTCGCAGCGGTTGAGGGTAGCTCGATGACCTACTCCAACGTCGAGCAGGCTTGGCAGGACTTCATCCGCACCACGCTCATGGGCTACCTGCGAAAGATCGAGCTGGCACTAACCAGCTTGGTGCCCCGTGGCCAGACCGTCCGGTTCAACGTCGAGACCCTACTGCGCAGCGATACGAAGTCCCGCTACGAAGCGCACAACCTCAGCTTGGGCCGGTGGAAGACCGTAGACGAAGTCCGCAAGGACGAGAACATGGCCCCGCTCACCGACAAGCAACGCGAAGAACTCAAAGCCGCTCAGCCACCCCCCGCACCAGCCCCAGTGGAGACCGAACAATGAAACACACCGCACCAACTGAACCGCTGATTCGCTCCGCACAAGTTCGCGCAGCTGGAACCACCGAAGCCATGGAATTCACCGGCATCGGCGTGCCCTACGGCGAACGCATCGAGGTCATGGACTGGTTCGGCCGGCACACCGAAGAGTTCGAACCCGGCTCAGTGGAACTCGCCGAAACCGGCGCGAAGATCTACTGGCGCCACGGCGAAATCATTGGCCGCCTGGTCGAGGGTCGCGACACCGAAACGGGTTACGAGCTGGACGCGAAGATCAGCGACACCACGCTGGGCCGTGATGCCTACACCATGCTCCGCGATGGCACCATTGACCGGCTCTCTATCGGATTCCAGCCATTGGAATGGCGCGAAGACGACGAGGGCCATATCACCTACACCAAGGTGCGCGCCGTCGAATTTTCCCTAGTTCCCAACCCCGCCTACTCCAGCGCCAGCGTAAGCGCCGTCCGCTCCGCACAGCCCACCACCCCGAAAGGTAAGACCATGGAACCAGAAACCCTCACCCGCGAAGACCTCGCCCCAGTGAATGACGCGCTGGACAAGCTCGACCGCCAGATGACCCTGCTACAGGGCAACCAGGGCAAATCCGGCCCATCCTGCCCGCAGTACCGCAGCATGGGCGAATTCCTCAAGGCCATCGCCGACGGCGACAAGGACGCAGCCGAATTCCACCGCCAGTACACCTCCGGCGAATTCCAGCGCGCCTACTCCGGTGGCACCACCGGCGACGCAGCACTGACCGATACTTTCGTCGGCAACTTCATCAAGCTGATCCACGAGCGCCGCCGCATCATCAACAAGTTCACCACCGGCGCACTACCCGCCAAGGGCATGAGCGTTGACTACGTCCAGTTGCTCGATGACGGCACCGTCGTGGCCAAGCAGGCCGGAGAGGGCGAGAACCTGCCATTCGGCAAGGTCACCCTCCAGCGCGACTCTGCACCAGTAGAGACCTACGGTGGCTACGGTGATTTGTCGCTACAGCTGGTCCAGCGCTCCGACACTCCAGTGGTCGATACGACTCTGGAAGCTTTCGGCCTGCGCTACTCCAAGGTCACCAACGCTGCCGTGGCCACCGAAGTGAATTCGGTCATCACCGAGCAGTTGGCATCGTTCAACGACGCGACCACCCCAGACCTCACCGCCGCCGTGTCGCTGGCTTCCACCCGCACCACCGACGAGTGGCTCGACCTGATCGTCGATGCAGCCATGAACCGCGAAGACAAGGGCTTCGTGATCGACGGTCTCATGGTCTCCGTGGACATCTTCAAGGAACTAATCCGACTCAAGGACGGCGACCACCGCCTGATGACCGTCTACGGTCAGGGCATCAACCAGGTAGGCCGTCTGGATCTGTCGGCAGTCTCCGGCGATCTGGCCAACATCACCGTGGATCTGCTCCCCGGTGTGACCGGCGACGTGGCCACGTTCTACGATCCGGTAGCGATCAAGACCCTGGAATCCCCAGGTGCACCAGCTCGCTTGCAGGACGAGAACATCATCAACCTGACCAAGCAGTTCAGCGTGCACGGTGACATGGCCATCCTGACCCCGTTCCCCGAAGCGATCCTGCCGGTCAACTTCGCGGTCTAAGCCATGGCTGCCACCATCACCCAGCTAGCCACGGAGACGGGCGCCGACGCAGTGGCCGATGCCGTCCGTCTCCAAGAGCAGTTGACTGCAGCGCAGCACATCGTAGATCGGCTGATCGTCGGCGCTACCGTTCCGCCGGAAATGGTGGATCGGGCACAGCTCGAAGCGGCAGCCGATCTATGGCGACGCAACAAGGCCCGTACCGGCGTACCGCAGTTCGACAACTACGAGGGCACACCGGAACCAGTGGCCAGCCTGCGCGACCCGCACACATCGGCCTACACCATTCTTCGACCATGGCTCCGGCCAGGAATCGGGTAACCCATGATCCGCGAAGCCATTGATGAAGTCGTGAACTTCATTGATGCGCTGGGCCTGCCGGTGGACGTGACCAGCGACGCGCTCAGCGCAGCCAACGCACTAAGCAATAACCGCACCGTGATCGTTGTTCCACCCCCGCGCATCACCTCGCTCACCAAGGGCACCGCTGAATTCGAGTTCTCCACCATCGTGGCGGCTGGCCCATACGACAACCAAGAACGAGCCATCGCGAACCTCGAACCGCTGCTGCTGGAACTCATGGACTCCGGCCTGATGCCCAGCGCAGCGGAACCGAACGTTTTCCAGTCTGCAGATAACCGCCCCTACCCGTGCTATGTGCTCACGCACACCACTTATTCCGATTAGGAGAAAACATCATGACTATTCAGTCTCACAAGCTTGGCCCCGGCTCTCTGACGTTCGGTGAGGTCGCATCAGCTCAGGAATTCGCATCGCAGTTGCGTTCCTGCTCGATCACCCCGGACACCGAAGAGGAAGACCCTATCGACGTGCTCTCCGGTGAGCAGATCGCCGGTGATGAAACCACGAACTGGACTCTGGGCGGTGCCATCCTCGACGGCTACACCATGGAGTCTCTCGCTGTCTGGGCATTCCAGAACAAGGGCCTAGAACTTCCATTCGAGTTCATCCCTAACGCAGACATTACTGGCGCGATGAAGTGGACCGGCACCGCGAAGATACGGCCCATTGCTCATGGCGGTGATGTGAAGTCGCGTAACGAAAACGACTTCGAGTTCAAGGTAGTGGGAGACCCTACGCCGGTAGCCGTGGCCTAACCCATGGCTGGCCAACCGATAGTCAAGGTCGAGGGTGGCCGCCAGTTGCGCGCCACCCTCAAGCTTGCCGACGAGGAACTCGCAGACCTCAAAGGCATCCACTTGCAGGTTGGCAACATCGTCGCTGTCAAAGCACGCCAGCTCGCCCCCAGGGTCACCGGCACGATGGCCGGGACGATCCGCGCATCAGGCACCAAGACCGCCGCCGTGGTCCGTGCCGGATTCAAGCGCACACCCTATGCCGGCCCCAATAACTGGGGCTGGCCTGCTGGCTCGCCGGTCCACGGAACATTCTCCGGCGATCACTGGATCACCCAGGCAGCCAAGCAAACCGAACCCCAATGGCTCTCGCTCTACGTGGCCGGAGTCAACAAAGCACTTTCGAAAGTCAAAGGAATCTGACCATGGCCAAGATGAACAAGCTCGCAGGCTACTACGAAGACGCTCAGGGCGTAGAGCACGGCCCATTCCGCATCGGCCTGCAGGACAAGCTCCAGTACGAGAAGACCGCCAAGGCCCGCAACTGGGATGCAGAGTCCGACTCGATCACCTCCGACGTGTTCCTGGTCTGGCACGCATCCAAGCGCGCCGGTGCCCACGACCTCAGCTTCACCGACTTTACCGAGCAGATGGTCGATGCCGCCGCCCAGAAGCTCGAAGACGAAGAGACCGAGGAAGCGCCCTTATCAGCCGGGAACGATTTCTAGAAATCTCATTGCGCTGGCCATCCGATCCGGGATCGCCCCGGACGTATGGCGCGCACAAGACCCGGCTGATCTCATGACCGCTTTCGACCTCCTGGAGGAAGAAAGCAAGGAACTAGAAGAGGACTAAACCCCATGGCTAAATCGGCGATCCTGTCGCTTCGCGTGCTGGCTGATACCAAGCAGGCGCAAAGCGGCCTGAAGCGCGCCGGTTCGGCTGTGGGGTCATTCCTGAAAGTAGCCGGCCCCGCAGTTATCGCGGCGGCCGGTGTCGCGCTGGTCAAGTACGGCATCGACGCGACAAAGATGGCAGGCGATCTGGAGCAGTCCGTCGGTGCCATCGACACGGTATTCAAGGGCAACGCCGGCCAAATGCACGAGTGGTCGAAGTCTGCCCAAACCACTGTCGGCCTGACCCGCAACGAGTTCAACGAACTGGGTACGCTGATCGGCACGCAGCTGAAAAATGGCGGCACCGCCATGGACCAGCTCGCCCCGAAAACGAACCAGCTGATCGGCCTGGGCGCTGACCTGTCCAGCATGTTCGGCGGCACGTCCAAGGAAGCCATCGAAGCGCTCTCCAGCGCGCTCAAGGGCGAACGCGACCCCATCGAACGGTACGGCGTGAGCCTGAATCAGGCGAAGATCGACGCGGAAGCCGCAGCGCTGGGATTCAAAAAGGTGGGCGGCTCCCTGTCCACCGAAGCCAGCCAGGCGGCCACCCTGTCGCTGATCATGAAGCAGACCGCCGACGCGCACGGCAACTTCGCCAAGGAGTCCGGCACCATGCAGGGCCAGCTCCAGCGCGCCAATGCCACCTGGAAGAACATCCAGACCACCATCGGCGGCCTGTTCCTGCCCGTGATCACCACCGTGATGACGTTCATCAACACCAGCGTGCTCCCTGGCTTGCAGGCCATGGTCAACGGGCTTGGGCAAGGCGGCAGCGCTTTCGGATTCATCCAGGGTGCCATCGCAGCGCTCCAGCCGATCCTGAACGTGTTCGGTTCCATCTGGCGCGATACCTTGCTGCCTGCCATCCAGGGCTTCGCTGTGCAGGCATCGCCGCTGATCGGCATGGTCAAGCAGACCATCGCAGTATTCGCGCAGGAAGCTGGCCCCATCATCCAAGGTCTGGCGAACCTGTTCATGAACGTGTGGAAGATCGTCGGCCCCGTCATCATGGCTGTGGTCTCCGGCATCGTCACCAACGTGATCGGATTCATCAAGGGCCTGCTCAACGTCATCCAGGGCGTAGTCCGTCTGGTGTCCGCCCTGTTCCGTGGAGACTGGAAAGGCGCATGGGACGCTGTAAAGCAGATCGTCTCCGGCGCTGTGCAGGCGGTATGGAACGCCATCCAGTTGACGCTGGTCGGCAAGGCATTCGGCGCGATCAAGGCCGGTGTCGCCGTCGTGCGTGGCGTATTCAGCTCTGGATTCAACCTGATTAAGTCCATAGTTACCGGCGCGTTCAATGGAATCCGGTCGATCGTCACCACCGTGATGGCCGCGTTCAAGAACATCATCCGTGGCAACATCGACACCGCCCTAAGCCTGTTCCGGCGCATCCCTGGCACCATCAAGGGAATGTTTTCCAACGCCAAGAATCTGCTGGTCGGTGCTGGCAAGGCCATCCTGAACGGTTTCAAGAACGGCCTGACCAGCGCATGGAAAGGCGTAACTGATTTCGTCGGCGGCATCGGCTCGTGGATCGCCGACCACAAGGGCCCGATCAGCTACGACCGCAAACTGCTGATCCCTGCCGGCAAGGCCATCATGGGCGGCTTGACCAAGTCACTCAAGGGCGAGATGCCGCAGCTCAAGCGGGTACTGGGCAAGGTCACCGACGAAATCGGCGGCCTGTCCGCTAACCCGAAGATCAGCCTGGCCACGGACGCGCTGGGCCGAACCCGACTCAAGGCCACTGGAGCCAACGGCCAAGTCATTTTCAACATCACCATCAATGCAGGTCTTGGCAGTGATCCGGTAGCCATCGGCCGCGAAATCGAAAAGATCCTCAAGAAATACAAGAACCACACGGGGAGGGCTACAGCATGACACGCCCAGCACCGCAGATTTGGCTCAATGGCCGACAGCTCGACACAGGCGCAGGGGCCAGTTCCCTGGTGCTTGCTCCGCTCACGATCACATGGGGATCGGATGCTGGCGAAGAGCAGCCTGACGCTGCCAATGCCAAAGTACGGTTCTTGTTCTTGGAGACCATGGGCGACCTGCCAGACCTCAAGAAAGGCGCAGCACTCGAAGTTGTCGATCCTGGCACCGGGCATGCAGTCCTGGCTGGCAGCGTCACCACCATGGGCGCCAAGCCATCGACCCAGCGTAAAGGCGCTCTGGAGGTCGAAGTCAACGTGGCCGATTGGCTCGCTGACCTCGAAAGCGAGTACGTCTCACCGGACTGGCCGAGCAACACGAACCGGCCAAGCCATCTGCGCGCAGCGTTCACCGATGCCGGATGGAACCTGCAAGTCCCCAACGATGTGCAGGTGAGCGCAGCGGCGAAGCTCAACAGCGTGAAGCTATTGACGATGCTGGAACGCCACATCACCCGGTACCGGGGCCGGCGCTATGACACGTCCTACCGGCAACCAGATGGAACGCTGCTCAAGCGCGTGAGCGTCTACAAGGGCGCAGCCCGAGAGCTGGCCCCTGACCGTCTGCTCACGCTGACAGATGGGCAATGGGCGCGCCAGTTCGCTGCCGCCAGCATCGACGGCGTAGACCTGCCCACCGTGGAGATACCAGCCGGAAACATCCTGAACGATCCAGCATGGTCATCCGGCCCGGAAGATGCCACCACCGCTGTCAAGCTCTCCACCATGGAACTGGGCGATGACGGTTTCTCCACATTGGTGGAGCGCAACTACAAAGCGTCGCCTGCTGTCATCAACACCCTTGGCCTGCGTTCCATCGACTTGGAAACGGACTTGGCCGACTCCGGCGCATGGCAACCGGCAGCCGCGGCGTATTTCGACGATGACGCGCCGTGGAAGCTGGACGCGCTCACCGTGGAGGACTCAGACAAGTTCGCCCCGGAAATCATGGACGCGCTGCTCTCGCCACTGACCCGCTACCAATTGTTGGTCATCATCACCGGCATCAACCCCAACCGCCCCGACCCCGGCCCGTCCGATCTGCGCAGCTTCATCTCTGGCGGTGAATACACCTGGACCGGCAAGCAGTGGAACATCACTCTGACCTTGAGCCGCACCATCACCAAGCTGTCAGGCGAGGGCGACTGGTGGACGTGCGAACGCGTCGGAGCATCGTCCGACCCAGATATTTCAAATGCCACGTGCGAAACCGTAGGCGACCGACTGACCGTCGCTGATTTCAGATTCATAGGAGCACCATAATGCCCACCACACCGCTAGGCATCCCCACGCCTGCCGACTCCGTAAAGATCTCTGGCCTCGCTGCTGCCCAGCGCGCCGGATTCAACAAAGTTGACGAACTGCTCAGCGGTGAGATGTCCCCGGAGATGGAGCAGGCAATCCGCGACGCGGTGGCCGCCGGCATCGCATCGGGCGCGCTCAAAGGTCAGTACGTCGAATCCATGGCCACCGCCGCCGAAACTGCCGTGTTCCGCAACTTGGTCCCCAACGCTGGCCCGTTCGCTGATGCTCCTACATGGGATGCCAGTTTCGGTACCGGTGGAGCTGGAACCAAGACATTCGTAGCCGACACCGCCGCTCCAGGAAGCGCCTATGTGCGCCAGCAATGGACCACCGCAGCAACGTCAACCAACGGCAACATGATTTCGGTGAAGTTCCCCGTGACCCCTGGCAAGGTCTACTCGGCCATGTCGCATGTCCGGCCATCGAAAAACAATGTCCTTGGCGCGACTGTCTACTTCTATGACGCATCCGGCGTGCAGGTTGGCTCGACCTACTTCAACCGGCTGTATCGAGTCTTGGCCAACGTCTGGCAAAAGCTCGAAGTCACCGGGGCTGTGGCCCCTGCTGGTGCCGTGACTGCTGGTGTGGGCTGGTCTGTGGCCAGCCCCAGCAACGGCGGCATCTCATTCAACATCGGCAACTGGGTCGATTCCAGCGCGTTCCTCTGCGTCGAGGGCAGCACCCTCCCGCCTGAATGGTTCGACGGGCGCACCGACAACGCCTACTGGGAATCCGAAGAAAACACCTCACCCTCTATTGGAGTATTCACCTTGCAAGCACTATCTGAACCGACCTCGCAAGCCCCCGCACCCGTGGGGCCACGCGCTGGGAAGTTCTCCATCGACCGCCGTCTCTACGTCCCCATCGGCGCATCCTTGGAACCCATGCGCGACCGCATCGCTGCTGCCCTGCGCGGTGACATCGACTACCGCCTGACGTGCATCGGCCATTCCATGGTTGCCGGCCAAGGCTCCGTCCCAGGGCGAATGGACTTCCCGCGCCTATTCCAGCGCCGCGCATCCACTGGCGGCAAGAGCACCCCCGGCATGGTGCCAGGATTCAACAACACCACCGTGGACAGCCGGATCACGAAAGACGCTGCATGGACCGCCAACGGAAACCCCCGTGGAAACATGCAGTCCCATCTGGTGACCACCACGGCTGGCGCAGCGGTGACATGGGCATTCGACCACGCTGGCACCATCGTGGAAATCTACACGTTCGGAAACTCCGCACCGCTGACGTACAGCATCGACGGCGGAACAGCCGTAACCATCACGCCATCTGGCGAAAGCTTGGGCCAGCGAACCACCATCACCGGACTGGCCAATACGACCCACACCGTGACCATTACGGCAACCGTGGATGGAACGTCGTCCTACGTTCTGGGCGTGGCCCTGTGCAACGCCACCGGCCTGCAGGTATCGAACATGGGCTACTCGGGGTCCATCGCGTCCGACTGGAAAACCGGTGGCCGCTTCTACGACGGATTCAACAACATCACCAAGACGCTGACCACGGACGGCGTGATTGTTCGCCTGGGAGCCAATGAGCTGATCCATAACGTGGGCGCCGCATCGCTGGCGACCAACTTGCAGGACATCGTTGCCGGCCTGCTGGCCACCGGCAAGGACGTGCTGCTCATGGTAGACCCGCCGATGACTAACCCGCTGTGGGAAAAGGACTTCTACCCGGTCATCTACAACATCGCGGACACGAATAAAGTCCCAGTGCTTGACTTCACTGCTGAATACATCAGCCGTGATCTAGCCGAATCACTGGGACTGTTTTTCGATACGTACCACCCGAACCCGAAAGGGTACAGCCGGGAAGCCGAACTGCTTGCGCTGGCGCTGCTCTTAGGTCTGCTGTAGCTGCTTGATCGCGGTCTCGAATTCCATGGCGATCAGCCCCGGTTCGCGAGTGTTGAAGTAATCGTCATCTTCCGAGTCGAAGCGCTCCGAAATTGATGCCTGGTACTCGATGACCAGATCTAGAAGTTTTGTTCCCATATCCATAAATCAAACCAATCACATTATCCAGCGACTTTAAAGGGAACTTACTTGAAAGTTGCAGGAATGTTATAAAGGAGGAAATGACCATGGCACTCACTCCAGCCAAGGCCATCGCCAAGTCCAAGACCATCACCAAGGGATATGTCGGCTTGTGCTTGCAGTTCGTGCGCACCTGCTACGGCATCCCTGCCAAGTACCCGTCGGCCATCTCCGCATGGAAGAACGCCAAGAAGCGCCACACCAGCGCCCCGCCAGTCGGCGCCCCGGTATTCTTCACCATCCCCGGCAACCCCTACGGCCACGTAGCCATCTATCTGGGCGGTGGCCAGTACCGCACCAACTACAGCGCCAAGGGCACCGTCATCACCGCAGGCCTTGACCATCCCGTGTTCCGTGGTATGACCAAGCTGGGCTGGACTTCCGACCTCAACGGCGTGACCCTCGACCTGACCGAAGACCAGGGGGCGAAGTACTCCAAGGAGGTCGCCGAGTGGCAGCGCAGCATGAACAAGGTATTCCCGAGCTACGCGAACTTCGCCGTCGATGGAAAATTCGAGTCCTACAGCGCCAAGGTCACCAAGGATTTCCAGTCCCGCGTCGGCATCAAGACCACCGGCAAGCTGGATGCCACCACCAAGACCTACATGCGCCGGTACGGCGTAGACATCTAAGGAGGAACCATGTCGGAGACTAAACGAAGCGTAGGGCCTGTCACCGTGGCTGCCGGAGCTGGCACCGTAGCCGGCTACGCGGCTGGGTCCGTGCTGGTCTGGATCTTGGCGCAGATCGGTCTTGACGCGTCCAGCATCGAAGAGGCGCTGGGCGTACTGCTCAGCCTTGCTGGTACCGTTCTTGGCGGCTGGCTGGTTAAACCCGGCGGAGGTAAGCGAGCAGTCGAGTGAATCCCGCGCCGGAGGAATACGTCAATCTGCGCATGGATATTGCCGAGCTACGCGGCGTGGTCACCGGAACGATGCAGTCTCTCCAGGAGGGCCAAAATCGCCATGAGGAACGGCTGAACCGGGTAGACGTGGAGTTCGACCAAGTGCATGCGCGGTATAACCGCCTGGAGGGCAAGGTGTCCGGCCACGAGGAAGCTATTAGCAACCTCAAGGGCAAGGACGGCAGCACACGCGCTAACGTGTCTCTGTGGATCGCAGGGGTCGGCGTGATCATCGCGCTGGCCAGCAAGATCACCTGGGCATGAAAAAGGCCGGCTAAAAATAGCCGGCCTTTTTGCTGTGCTCATGAAGCGATCCGCAGGTTGCCGAGTGCTGCCCGCATCTCCGACCCCTGCACCTCGATGTAGCCCTGTGTCGTATTGATCGAGCTATGGCGCATGAGTTCCTGCACGACCCGCAGATTAGCGCCAGAGCGAACCAGTTGCGTGCCGAAGTAGTGGCGCAGGGCGTGTGGTGTGCCACTGACCCCAGCTAGTGCCATTGCGTTGCTTACCGCCTTGCTGACACTGGCAGGCTGTATGGGCTTACCTGGACGAGTACGCGATTCGAACCAGTACCCGTTAGTGGTCATCTGCTCCGATCGGATAGCCGATCTAACGTCATCGTGCAGTGGGAGGATCGCGACCTTGCCACCCTTGCCCAGAACTTCGATGGTTCCATCGTGCAGATCCACATCTCTGGAATGGACCTTGGCGACCTCGTGCACGCGCAGCCCTTGGAGCGCGGCCAGTAGCACCATCATGCGGACTCGACCGGTGGGGGCATGGCGCAGGATTACCGGGAGTGAATCGCCAGATACTGGCCGTGGAGGTCGCTTGCGTAGCCGAGGGCTCGGCAGGCCGAGCATGGGCGAATCTTGCCGACGTTTGGTGAGCACCAGCCAGTCGCTGAAAGTCTTTAGGTGCCAGTGATAGGCGTATCGGGTATTGGCCGAGAAATCTTCGTTAGCCAGGAATGACACGACATGGTCTGTCGTGAATTCGTGGGGTAGGCATCCGGCTTGCTCAAGGAAACGGGTAAGGACTTTGCGTGTGGTTTCGCGTGTCGTGGATTGACGTCCGATGGCACGCTGCCACATTTCGTATTGGGCTAAGTCATCCAT